CTATAGTAATTAAAGATAATCTCTATACCATAGTTAACATCCACGTTTCTGATATCATTGGTGACTTTATGAAACTCTAAATCAAGAGAGTCCATATCTAAATATTTATTTAATACCTCGTAGTTTACACTCATTTATTATGTGTTTTCTCTGCGTAACGATTCAATTGATTGAAGTTGGTTAGTAACCAACTGGTAACATTTGGTAATGCTGTAAATAACTTATCCTCTAAAAACATCTTTTCAAACTGAAACTTAATCAACCTATTAATTGGTTCATTAACTCTCTGTATGATTTTTGTTTTTGTTGAACCTGATATATCAACATCCGATAGTTGCATTAATCTATAGTTTAGTTCTATGGTATCTTTGTGTTCTGGTAGTTCATTTAAAACTTCATCCATCTCTACAATACGATTTTCACTAAGGAATGGTAACTTCTTCTGAATGGTTTTTAATCCAAGACCACGAACACCACTAATGTTATCTGACTTGTCACCATCTAAAACTCTATACCAAATGTAGTTATGGGATGAGATACCGTACTCCTCTAGCACCATGTTTTCATCGTACATCTTTTTCTTGGTTGGACTCCAAATTTTTATTCTACCATTAGCTAACTGTAAGAAGTCTTTATCCGTAGACATAATGGTAATCTGTGAGTCTGTAAGAACTTGTCTACAGACATATCCTATAGTATCGTCTGCTTCTATGTTATCATATGATAATACAGTTACTGGTAAGTTATCTAAATACTCAACTACCCTCTGTATCTGCATAATCATATTCATCTTTTCATCGTCTTGTGATGCAAAACTATTAGAACGATTAACTCGGTACTTTGTTCTTCTGTTTTGTTTATATTCAGGATATATCTTGCGACGGCGATTAGAACCACCCTTGCCATCAAACAC